CCTATAGACTATGATTTGGGAGCTACTAAGGATTGGTTGCCAAAATCTAAGGAGTTTGATGATTGGGTTGGTTATTCGCCAAGCATGGCTCAGGTAGTTATTGCAGTTTATTTGATTTATAGAGGAAACTAAGATGAATAAGCAGGAATTGATTAAAAAATTAGAGGAACGAAGAACAATAACTGGGAATTTTCAAGGTTATGTAGTTTGGTGGAAGGATGTAAAAGAAATCTTTGAACAACTAGACGAATCCGAAATAGGTCACGCAGATGAAGCTCCACGCTACGTAAAGAACATACTAGCACGATTGCGAGAATTGCCATTGCATGATAGAGAGGTTTGGTTAAAGGCTATCATGAGCGAATTTGAACAGGATTTTAGCCGTGCAAAATGGCGAGAGGGCTACGAGCAAGGTAAAATTGAGGGTATGGTTGAACGTGAAAAAGTCATAGTTCCGCAGTGTGTGGCGGAATATATAGAATTTAAAAAGAAAAACAATTTTCATGTTTACGGTGCAATGAGAGTAATTGAAGATCATTATGATAAGAAAGTTCCTGATTGGTTTTACGAAAATAACATCGAAAAATTCTGTCTTGCTTGGCTTGACGGCTACGAGGTTGAAAAAGAGAAGCGGTATTTTGTTAAGATTAAAGGGAATATTAAAGAAAATATGTTGGTTTATGGAGAACTTTTGAAAAGGTATTTCTTTACAAAAAGCTTTAGTTTAGACGATGTTATATATTCCCACACCCGTAAAGAACTAGAAGACGCAAAGTTCGGCTGGGTGTTTGATTGTCCAGGGATTGAGATTGAGGAGGTGGAGTGATGAGCCTTACGCTAAATAGCACAATTGGAGACTTAGTTTTGGCAATCGGAGAAATTATCGTTGGTTCTGATGGTAAAACCACTACAGCGATACTGGAGATACCTGATCAAAGCTTTTACTTAGAGATTGAGCTTAAATTGAAGGAGGAGGTCATAAATTGAAACGATTCATAGCTATCTGGATTCTGCTATCTGCTGGATTGAATATCTGGCAGATGGACAGGATTCGAGATTTGGAAGAGAAGAAGCCGATGGTTATCTACAAGGCTGATAACGCAGGCGTTGAGATATTCGGTAAAGTCGTCGAGAAAGGACGGCATGGCAAGCTATATACGCTAACGATACGTGACTATGGTGTGTTCGTGGTTACGAAGGACGTGTACGATAAAGTGAAAGTTGGGGATGAGGTGTTACTATGACAGAAACTATTAAACTACCAGACTATTATGAGCCTGATTGGAAAAATGCAAGGTACGGGTCGTTGGAAGAGCTTAAAGAATTGTTGCTCTTTAAGCGTATTGTGAAATGGGATAAGGACTTTTTGCTGCTTGAAGACGGCACAAAGGTCACTATTGAAATGTCTGAAAGTGATTGCTGTGCCTCAGCAGGTGGGGAGTTCCAAGATGTATCACTTGACGCTGTGATTACTAATATTGAAATTGGAGAACCGGAAGAAATCCCCGACCATTGGGGAACTGGTTATAAAAACAAAGTAACTATCTTCCATAATCAGAACCCTGTAGCTATTGCCAATTGTGAAGCAGAGCATAACGGCTATTATTACAGCGTATGCTCTTTAGTGATTGGTGATATTCATTTTCCAGTTGTTAATGCTTAGGAGGATTTAACATGACACCAAGATATAGAGCGTGGATAAAAACAGAAAAACGTATGTTTTTTTCAGATGACATTCTTGCTATTGACTACGAAAACAAAGAAATAGTGACACAACAAGTTTATTTTGAGAATGGTTTACCAGACGATAGAGATATCTATTGTTATGATTTTGACGAAATCGAACTCATGCAATCAACAGGACTCAAAGACAAGAACGGCAAGGAAATCTTTGAAGGCGATATTGTACGAACTACTAGATTTTTGGGTAGAGCTGACGAAATTGGCGGTTTCTATGAGTATGACAAGGAATTTATAGGGATTGTTAAGCAGCTTGAGGGTTCTTGGGTAATTGATACGGGCAGTGACGCAGTATGTTTATGGACTGAAATTGAAGAAAATGAAATCATCGGCAACATCTATGAAAATAAGGAGTTTGGAGGACGCAAATGAGACCTTGTAAATATCCATATTCAGGAAGAAGAAAAAAACAAGAAACGCCGTCGCCAATATTTTCTGCACGACCAATTTTTGACGAAGTTCCAATTGTAGAAGAAGTTAAGGTTGAGTTCGGAGTTGAAGCTAGTATGGGGCGCATATATCCAGAAACGTTAATACATTTAGATATTTCTGGATACGGAAATAGAGTGCATTCAGTACATCGCTTCCCCGGTATTTTACTGAGTGTTGGTGAGTCAATCCAACTAAAGATGCTTTTCTATAAAAGACTTAGAAATTTTACTACAGATCGTTTCTTGACGTTTAGAGAATCTGATTGGAAGTTCTTTATCCGGGACCTGGTCAACGAATTTAAGCATTAAAAAAAGCCAAGACACTCTCTGCCTCAGCTAATAGTTCTCGCAAAGACTATTATATCACAAAGGAGACAGAGAGTGAACAAGGCTAAAGAGCTCTTGAAAGAGTTGCAGGATCTGGACATGGACATCCAAAGCCGTATAGACGAAATTAACGAGCTTGAGGCAGGTTTGCTCTCAAGCCCTAAATGGTCCGAGGTTAAAGTCCAAGGTGGACAGACTAGAAAAGTTGATGATGTCTATACTCAGTTGGTAGTGATGAAAGAGGCTATAGAGCAGGATACTAAAGAGGTCATTAACAGAAAACTTGAATTAGGTAGAATGATCAATAGGCTTAAAAATCCAAAGTACAGGGCAGTATTAAGAATGACTTACATCAACAAAGGCACCGCTGATAGCGTTTGTTATGATTTGAATATGAGTCGTACAACCTACTACAGGTTAAAAAATGAGGCGGTCTTAGCTTTGGAAGAAGTTATCTAACCTCATAGTGAGCTTATGGGACTTTTTGGAACAGCACGGTTCTAAAAATCTGTTAGAATGGTAGTATCAAGAATTGAAAAGAGAGGTCTCAGAATTGGTAGATGGTTACCTGTAATGTCAGGGGGCTGTAATGGCCTTGGAGGTTCAAGTCCTCCCCTCTCCTTTGAGTGTTTGTGTCCCAGAATGAGTTAAATCTTCTGGGTGGGGATTCACATATCACTCATTAACTCCTATCACTCATTAACTTAAAAATGGTTGCGGAAGCGACTGGACCTCGCATGATTGCGTAGCTAATTATATTCCGGATAAGTTATAAGCTAGAGGGTTTGATTCCCTCAGAGGTTTTAAAGACTACAAAAAATAAAAAAGAAGTCAAAATTTAATACGCACGCAAGGTAGTAGTCGCCTTGCAAGAAGGTCGCACATCGTGTGGCTTTTTTTGATTATTCGAAGGGTGGTGATGGAAAATTGAGTAGATTGAGAATAAAACAAAAGAGATTTGCAGATGAGTACATCATCTCAGGTAATGCGACGGAAGCCTATAAGAAAGCAGGTTATCGTGTTTCTAGTGATAGAGTGGCAGGCGTTGAAGGACATAAGTTACTAAAGAATCCTAAGATTAAAAGTTATATAGATGAACGGTTGAAACAGCTTGATTCTGAAAAAATCGCAGACCAGCAAGAAGTCCTTAGTTATCTAACCTCGGTAATGCGAGGAGAGACGCAAGAACAGACTTTGATAAGCATCGGAGAATTGGGTCAAACGATTACGGATATTGATGTTGGAGCAAAAGACAGAATCAAGGCAGCCGAACTATTAGGAAAACGTCATAGGCTTTGGACAGACAAAGTAGAGGCAGCCGTTTCTGGAACGGTGGTGTTTGCAAATGAGTCAGACATACCAGATTAAACAAAGTGATATTGTAATCGACCTACCTAAGACAGTAGGAGCTGGATACGGACAGTTCTGGCGCTCAAGAAATCTTTATCGTGTTGTAAAAGGTTCCCGTGGTTCGAAGAAGTCCAAGACAACCGCTTTGAATTATGTTATCCGTCTTTTGAAGTATCCCTGGGCCAACTTGCTTGTTATTCGTAGATACTCGAATACCAACAAGCAATCAACTTATACGGATTTTAAATGGGCGTGTAATGTGTTGGGTGTGACTCATTTGTTTAAATTTAACGAGTCTTTGCCTGAAATAACTGTAAAAGCGACTGGTCAAAAAATCCTATTCCGTGGTTTGGATGATGAACTCAAAATCACATCTATCACGGTCGATGTCGGCAGTCTTTGTTGGGCATGGTTTGAGGAAGCATATCAAATTGAGACTGAAGACAAGTTCAGTACAGTAGTTGAGTCAATCCGTGGTAGCCTAGATGTACCTGATTTCTTTAAACAAATCACAGTCACATTTAACCCGTGGAATGAGAGGCACTGGCTCAAACGTGTGTTCTTTGATGAAGAGACTAGCCGAGCTGATACATTCGCTACTACAACCACTTACAAATGCAATGAGTGGCTTGATGAAGTCGATATTAAGCGTTATGAGGACTTGTATCACACAAATCCAAGGCGTGCGAGAATCGTTTGTGATGGTGAATGGGGAGTTGCTGAAGGTTTAATCTATGAGAACGTGACCGTCAAGGATTTCGATAAGGATGAATTGCTACGAGATTCAGCTAATAAGTTATGTATCGGTCTTGACTTTGGTTTTACTCACGATCCAACCGCTTTGTGTTGTTCGTTGATAAATGACACGACGAAAGAGATTTATGTCTTTGATGAGGCGTATAAAGTCGGATTGATAACCAAAGAAGTTGCGAAGATGATAAAAGACAAAGGTTATCATCGCTCACAAATCATTGCTGATAGCGCAGAGTCACGGCTGATTGAAGAGCTCAGGTCAGAACATGGCATATCTAGAATAAAAGAGAGTCGGAAAGGTAAGGATAGTATTATGGCAGGCGTATCCAAATTGCAAGGATACGCTATTTATGTGCATCCAGATTGTAAAAACATCATGGATGAATTTTATAGTTACTGCTACCAGCGAGATAAAGAAGGCAACTGGTTGAATAAACCAGAGGATAAAAACAACCACTTGATGGACGCTTTGCGTTACAGCCTTCAATGTATCGAAGGTGG